AAGAACATTTCATACCCATCCCTAATGTCTTGTTCTTTGTGTTCGTAGATTGCAACTTCATTAGTAGTGCCGTTAATGTAGACATTGGCGCATCGTGCAGAAGGGGCTAGAACCTCTCTGTAAGCTGCTAATTGTAGGGTATGCTCTAGGTAGGGTGTTAAATCACCAGGGGATTTCTCCGTAGTTTTAAAGTCAATTACGACCCCATCAAAGTCATGGCGTGGCTTGCAATATAAATCGCATTTACCGCCATAGCCTTCTTGGTTAACTAAAGACTGTTCAGGAATCCACATCTGAACCCCAAAATGGGCTGTTATAGCCTCATCTACCTTTCGGACATAGGTAGGCATGTCTGGCAGGTATTCTTGGTTGTAATAGGCTTCTATGAAGTCATGTATAAGAGTTCCCCTAGTCATGGCTTCTTGGGATTTTTGCTTTGCAATATAAAGAATCCTATCTACATATTCTTTTTCTTCTTCTTGCAGACCTCTNGGGTTTTCTGATGCAGCTTTTACGGCTTCAGATTGCAACCAGGTATTAAGGCCGTCTTTCGATAGTTGTCCGTTAATAGTGCTGACGCTTGGAACAAGCGTTCCTGGCGCAGCTTTGGCATCTCTAAGTGTAGTATTGCGGACTTTTCCAGTTTTTTTACTGACAGTCGTATATCTGGGTTGGCCCGTTTCGGCGCAATACCAATGTTGTGACATAAAATTCCCCTTATTTGCATAACTAATTAAGTAACTCTAAAATTGAATCTCTATCTGTTGTATTTAAACAACAATCGGCACAGGTCTGTATTACATCCCTGATGATGGCAGCTAAGTCATTAACCTCAAATGATATTAACTGCCTTTCTTCATCTACCCCAAAAGGTTCTGTAGAAATTGTAGCTTTATCTTTAATAACATCTTTGATATGACTTAGCATGGCTATCTCCTAAAAAGGTAGGTCTGAATCTTCAATGGTATTTTTTGGCATCTCAGCATTACCGTTAGGAGTAAACCCTTTAGGTTGTTTTTCTTTGCCAATAGATACGCTAAAAAACTTGCCCTTTGTGCCTTCCTTAACCCACGCAGATAAGTAACATTCACGGTTATTGACCATAATGCTGCCTGTATAGTCTGGGTGAGTTTCAGTCGTTTTGCGGTCATTTTTAAATAAACTCCCAGAACCTTCTTTTGGTACATAAGCCATGATTAAATTTCCTTTGCTTTTACTACGGGTTTAGGTGACGAAGCGGCATTACCATCATCGTCTGCTTGTACTACTCCTACTACTGCTGCTAATGCGTATCTACGCATATAAGTTAAAGCCGACCCAGCGCCTTGTGCGTCAGGCTTTGTAACAGGTACAGACATCTCTTGACCAATCCATTCGCCAGATGAATGAGAAAGTATTGTGTTTAACGACATACATCCTTCAAAAAACTCGCCAGGGAATTGCATAACACAGAGGCCGTTTTCAGCCAATAAACTGCGACAAGCATCCCACACAGACTCCAAATCAGCGTACTTACTTTTGAAAAAAGGNTTAGCAGAGTCTTTAACAGCATAGGTTAGTTTCCCTTGTACGATTGATAGTGCTTTTGCTAAGTTAGCAATGCTTTCAGACTGTTGCATTATTTTTCTCCCTATGTTTGTGCAAAACAGCATCATATTCTTCTGTCAAAATTCCTATTGCATCTTTAAGAATGTCAGCTTTCATAAGCCAATCCTGTTCTTGAAATTCAGATGAATAAGTAATAACTGTTTCATCATGTTCTAACCAACGCACATCAAATGCTTTAATCATTTTGCACCTCCAAAAATTGTGCCAAAGTCATTAAATAATTCTTTAAGAACTACATTGTGTTTTGGTTTGCCGCACGCTTGGCGTATGCAATCTACTTGCGCTTGGCTTAACTCACCGCCAAACTCCATGTCATCTAACGATGACTCTAAAAATTCTTCGTGTTCTAACATTAATTGGTTTAATTCACCCATTTAAATCCCCTTGAATGGCATAGCAAAATTGCTATAAAAGAATATTAACAGAAGAAAACAAAAAAAGCAAAGCCTATGCAAATAAACAACATTTAAGTTAAACTTCGTGAATGGACACAAAANTAAAACTTTCAGANACAGCAATTATTGACCTGTTAGGTGGTACTGCAAAGGTAGCTAGAATGTGCAAAGTTGACCCAGCAGCCGTTTCNAACTGGCGTATTAGAGGTATACCTAGCGATAAATTTATGTTTTTGGGCGCTAGGATTGAAACTGAAAGTCATGGTTTAGTTACCCGTCAAGACTTATTTCCAAATAATTATTTTTTAATTTGGCCTGAGTTGCTGAAAAACAACGCATTNGGCTTGCAAAAGGATTCTGAGGAGGAGTAAACTCATTTTCCTATCTCGAGGCTCTAACGACATACCAGGGGATAGGATTGATAGCGCTACTGGGGGTAATGGTTGAAACAGCGCAATATAGGTGGCGAAGCTAGTGCCTATACCATGAACGACTGGCGGGTGATGCGATTCCTCAATGGAAGCATTTGAAGGCAAACCTAGGTAGGCTAGGTGTGCTTAAACCTCTTGGAAGTATTATTTAAAGACTATAAGTATCTAGTACCTTTAATACAACACTAGGGAAATTACTTAGTGACATCCCCGCAAAATAATAAGAAACTGTAATCATCCAACAACAAGTATTTCAACAGGGGGAGTAATGTTTGATGAATTCTGGTCTTTATATCCACGAAAAATTGCTAAAGCAACTGCAAGAAAAGCCTGGGCAAAACTTTCCGCAGAACAACAACTTATGGCTGCAAAAGCTATTGACACACATTGCCAATACTGGCGAACAAAAGAAACTGAGTTAGAATTTATCCCCCATCCTTCTACATGGTTAAATGCGGAAAGATGGGAAGATGAATTNGTAATAGAACCTAAGAAAGAAAAGATTGACAAAAAGTGGATGTTTTCTAACGAAGGTATTGAAGCTAAAGCAAGGGAGTTGGGTGTCTTGGGTACTGGTTACGACTCTTATGACAGCTTAAAACAAAAATGTATGAGGAAGCTAAACATCGCTGTGCTGTAAGATTTTTGTGTAATTTACGACACAAAAAAGGTTTAAAGTGGTTTAGAGAATACATTATTGGTAAACAAGTTTTACACCAATATTTTGCGGATTATCAACAGCAGTATGCTTTAGGAAACAGGGGAGAATGGGGAAAATGGATATTGAAAGATACATTGTCGCAGCAACAGGGCTTGGGTATTTAGTAGTAGGCCTTGCACAATACTTTAAAGGGTCGCCATCTAACGCATTTATATGGTTAGGTTACGCAGCAGCCCAAATCGGTTTATGGATGAACCTCAAATGAAAGACTATGACCCAAATGATGCAATCGACTTCATTTTCAAGAAAGCGCCAGATTATGCAAAGGCAAAGGGAAACCTCGCACAATTCGAGGCATTTAAACATAGCCTTAAAGCTATTGAAATGTCTAAGTCAGAAGCAACAACGATTGGGGGCAAAGAGATGGATGCGTATAAATCGCAGGCTTATCAGGAGTTATGTGAGGCCATTGGTCTTGCGACTGAGGAAACAGAAGCGCTTAGGTGGCAGTTGGAAGCAGCCAAGATGAGATTTGAAGCCTGGCGTACAGAATCAGCAACAAACCGTAACATTGAAAGAATGACTAAATGAACAATGAACCAGTAGCGTGGATAGACCCTAAAGAATTAGACATGGATGTATCTACAAGCGTAACCAAAACCAAGCAGTTTGATGGTGATATTCCACTCTATACCCATCCAGTAAAAGAAAAAAAATGCGTTGTGAAAGATTGCGAAAACCATAAAAATGAAGGCGGTTTTACAGGCGATTTATGTAATCCATGCTATCAATTTATTGCTAATGGTGAGGGTGTTTATTCACAAGCATATCGCAATGTTCATCCAGTAAAAGAACTAACAGATGAGGAAATACAAGAGCTTGCTTTATGTGATGAGTTTTGGATTAGTGAAGATTGCACCATATTTGATTGGCATAAGTTTGCTAGAGCAATACTAAGAAAGGCACAAGAAAATGGTTGAAGCCAAACTGTTACGCAAAAAGCTAAAGAACGGATTGATTGTTGATAAATGGGATTTAGTAACCATTATTGAAAAACAAGAAGCTGAAATAGAAGCGTTGAAAAAAGAAGCAGCATTACAAAGGTTATCTGACTTTACGCAAGAAGTTGAAGCAAAGTACGGCATCACTACAAAATGGGATGGAAGAACTACATACCACGAAACTACTGAGTCAATCGGAAAGGCACAAGAGAAATGAAACATGAGGTCAGAGTAATCTGCCGTAAATGCGATGAAGCACAGATTGTTTACTGTATGTATAAACATATGCGTGAATTAACCGAAGAAGAAATTAAAGAGTTGGCTCATCAGCATAGATGGAATGGTGATGTTGAATTTGCTAGAGCAATACTAAGAAAGGCACAAGAGAAATGACAGACTACTCTGAAAACTACCTGCGTATACAAAAGCTACTTAAATGCTATCACAACGCTACCCTTAAAAACAAATATGAAACAGCTACCAAAATAGCCCATGATTTAGCAGAAGAAACCATTAAGCTAGAGTTTGCTACTTATGACCAGGTGAGGAAAACTTGGTTAAGCTAATGCGTAATATGTTTGCTACGCATACAGACTATGCAGAGTTTAAAGGGCTAATTACCGCAAACCCTGCGTTTGTACCTAGTAATGTAGATGGTATTGCAGAACGCAATGGTCACTTTTTAATCATGGAATGGAAAAGACCTGGCGAAAAAGTAAGTGAAGGCCAAAAACGCTTACTGCAAGCATTGGCAGCTACTCCTAAGTTTATGGTTGTTGTTATCATAGGTGATACAGATAACGGCACTAACATACAAGAGTTTTGGCAATACACCACAGACGGCAAACCTTTTAAATGCGGTTTAGGGTTTGGGTCTTTTAAAGAATGGTATAAATTATGGTACGAAATAGCTGATGGCTACAAAACATGAAAAGAAGTCACTCGATAAGATTGCAAACCTCGGATGTATTTTATGCTCCGAAGTCCTTGGGTTTGAAGGCAGCCAGGCAGAACTCCATCATGTACGCAGATATGGAAATGTTCGGTCTGCATCCCCTGTGCTTGCACTATGCCCTGAGCATCATAGGAACGGAAACGATAGTATTCACCGAATGGGTGTCAAAGGTTTTGAAAAAAAATGGGGAATATCCTGTGAGGAGTTGCTGGAACGACAAAGTAAAAAACTTGGAGAGGATATTTAGCGATGACGACATTCACTACGGCAGACCGATTGGCAGTTGAAGCTACAATTCTAGCGGGTCAAACCCTAACTCAGACGAAATACGGAAGGCTCTATTACGAAACTCCTTATCATGGTGCGTCCATTTATTTGTGCGATGACGGCTCATATGAATGCACTCATGGCAAAGAACCCGAATTACCGTGTCAAGATGACCACACTTAGCAGAAGAAATAGTAATCGTATGTTCGTAATCTTCGCCTGTATCGTATAAATAAGTACCCATTACCTCTTTATCTTTATCCACAATAAATTCAATTTCTTCAGGTAATGGCATGGCCCATCTGTCAAATGGTTTCATGCAATAAATTGCCGAATACAAATTACGAATAATTGCAGGCGTTAGTTTCATGCTAAATGTTTAAGTTTTGCGTGAGGTATTACAGTCCTAGTGTCAGTTGAATAAGCGCCGCAGGATTTACATTGATAGCGTTGATAAGCCCCAGTAGTAGTGTATCTAAATCCCTTGCTTTGTAAATTTGGCTTTGCACAAGTAGGGCATACAAAACCATCCCTGTCTTTCATCAAAGCATGATTTAATGGTGATTTAATCCAAGGTTTTAAGCGGTTATATAATTTTTCAAGCAATAACACATCTTGAATATTGTATTCTTTCATGGTTGCCCACGCTTTTTTATCATTAGCCATACATTTAATCCACAGCGTATGGCCTTCATGGTCTTTCTTTTTGCCAAGACCAAGGCGTTGTGCCACATAATCTAATTTATTGCTAGGAAAACGAAATTGACTTTTAACCACCCTTAGTAAATCTATTTGTTTCATTGGTGGGGGTGGCGTCATTTTATGTAGCAAGAATTCTTTGTTTAAAGTAGGCATATCAAACTTTGTGCCGTTGTAATGGCATACTGCATCGGCATCATCTAAAAGGGTGTGAATGCCATTTAGCATCGATTTAGCGGTACTTTGATGTACAGAGTCAAAGTAAATGTCTTTTTCGCCAAGCCATTTGGCTGAATAGCACATTGTGTATGATGACTCTAAAAGTTGAGAAAGCCCTACATTTTGCTGCCAGATTCCCCACACATGCGCTACATTAGGTGAAGTTTCTATATCAAGCAACAGGATTTTCAATTTGTTCCCCTATAATCAATAAGTTACTGAATACTAACTCAAAACTATGGCATATATCAAAAAAGTTGATAAAAATCAAAAGGATGTTGTTAAAACGCTACGAGATTATGGTGCAGATGTCTACTTATTGCACATGGTCGGTAAAGGAATACCAGATTTACTTGTAGCTTATGAGGGGCATACTATTTTAATTGAAGTCAAAGATGGCGCACATAAAGTTTTTACCCCAGAACAAATAAAGTTTATAGCTGCTTGGAAAGGTGGTCATTTATACAGGGTAAATTCAAGCGAAGAAGCCATAGATGTTTTAAAATCATTAAAAATGGAGTGATTTATGACTGAAACCAAAAATGTTGCTATGTTTGCTGCTACTTTGTTGCATAGCGCAACCAACACGCACTTTTTCCATTGGTCAACCAACTCTTATTCTCAGCATAAAGCATTAGGCAAATACTACGAAAGTATTGTGGATTTGGTAGATAGTTATGTAGAAGCCTATATGGGCTGTTATGAACAGGTCAAAGAATTCCCAAGCGTCTATCATCAGCCTAAAGACGCACTTAAATATATGGAATCATTAAAGAATTTTGTAGGCGAAGCTAATGCAGATTTGCCACAAAAACAAGAATTAATCAATATTGTTGCCGAAATACAACAATTAATTGATTCAACCTGCTACAAACTCAAATACCTCAAGTAAGGAATTATCATGCCAATGGACAAATCAGGGTCAGCCCAAAGCGTAGGTAAAAACTACAAAACTGAGGTAGCTGCGGGAAAGCCAAAGAAACAAGCATTGGCTATTGCATTGAATGAAGAACGCACCCATGCTAAAGGCAAGCGTAAAGCTAAGTTAGAAGAATCTTATGCTAAATATGTAAAGGATAATTCTTAGAATTGAAGTTTACGGTAGCAGTACCGCCATATTCCAATAAAAGCGGTGGCCTTTGGTACTGTCATTACTTGTGCCACGCATTAAACGAAATAGGTCACACGGCTACTATCTCATTTTATGAGCCACCCTATAGAATTAATTTTGACTGGAATACCCCACTAGGGCATGACCCTGAAGCTATTGTGATTTATCCCGAAGGATGTAGGGGTAATCCCTTAGAAGCTAAAAAAGTAGTTAGATACCTACTTGCCCCCGAAGATTTCTTTAACGGCACACCGATTGCATGGCAACCCACAGACTTTAAACTAGCGTTTTCTAAGACTTATGCTAAAGACTGCGATGTATTGTTTTATCCCATTACTGAACTAAACATATTTAAACCTAGTGATGTACCAAAGAAATTTAATAGTTTTTATGTAGGTAAAGGTCATCTTAGACAAGAATGCCATCCACTCAAGGATTGCGTTGAGATTATGAGGGATTGGCCTGAAAGAAAAGAAGATTTAGCCAAAATCCTGCAATTAACCCGTATTTTCTTTACCTATGATGAAATGAGTGCTACCAGTACGGATGCCGCATTGTGTGGTGCAATGCCTTATTTCTTAACTAAACACTTTCCTTGGCTACAAGAAGCTGAATTAGGAAAGTTCTGGGTATACAGTCTTGACCTTGAAGAAGTGGCAGAAGCTAAAGAAAACATTAAAACTCTTAGACCAAAAATAATTCAAATGCGTAAAGACTTTCCAAAGAAACTTCAAGAAATGTGTAATAAAATAGAGGCACACTTCAAGGAGTTTTAATGAGTCGTCAAGACCAAATCCGTAGCGCAATGGATACGCATGATAAGTCTATCCCGCATAAAACTACGGGTAAAGGTAAGACTTACAACCCTACAGACAAGGGTGCTGGAATGACCGCCAAAGGTCGTGCAGAATATAACGCCAAGAACAACAGCAACTTAAAGCCACCTGCACCACATCCTAAATCAGACGCAGATAAAGGCAGAAAAGCCTCATTTTGCGCTAGAATGAAGGGTGTAGTAGCCCATGCTAAAGGCCCTGCTGAACGGGCTAAAGCATCACTTAGAAATTGGAATTGTTAATGAAACCTGGTCTGTACGCTAATATTCATGCAAAGCAAAAACGCATAGCTGCGGGTTCTGGCGAGAAAATGCGTAAGCCTGGCAGTAAAGGTGCGCCAACAGCCAAAGACTTTAAAGAATCCGCCAAAACTGCTAAACCAAGCAGAAAAGACATGATTCGCCAAAAGATGAAAGATATGTAATGGACTTCAATGAATTAGCTAGAATGTTGCGTATGCAGCCTACAGTTGATTCTACTGGTGCGCCTATTGACCTTAAAAGACCTATAGTATTTGACCCAAAAGGTTACGAGCCACACACAGAATTAAGCATGACTGCTACAGGTAAAGAATTAGGCTTGCCACAGGCCAATGCTATGTACAATGTGCCAACCATTTATAATGGTCAAATTAACAATCCAGACACTTTTGGCGGAATGAACGAAATCCGCAAAAATGTGATGAAAACACCAAATGCTTACAAAGCATACGCAAATGAACAATCAGCAGTAAAAGACGCTATTGCTAGGTCTAAAGACATTGGCAATATGCGTGGTGATGAACTTAGAAAAGCAGTCATAGCAAGATATATGGAGAATATGCAATGAAACACATGACAAGAAGTTATCCCCCAGAAAATGCTATGCTGCGCCCGCACAAAGAATCAACGCTTGAGAAGCAGCAGAAAAAGCGTCAAGACCATAATCCTCCATTGGAATTAGACGATAGCGGTATTCTTAACAAGAAAGCTAACCAACGCATGAAGCGCAAACAGGCTTTAATGGATGCAATGAACAAGAACCACGACCCCGACATTGTTGGCTAAATTCCAAATGACTATCAAAATTCCAATACCCTACGGAAAATGAGATAGTCAAACAAATTCCAAATGGATATGAGAATTCCAAAACCCCCTAGAAAATGTAATACCCTATTTACCCATTATCTGCTTAAATTGTAGGCACGCCATAGCGATGAGTTTAGGGGGGTTCTGCGCCCCTGTTTCCCATCGTGTGTATGTAACCCTATGCACGCCTAATAAATTGGCTGCAGCCTCCTGNGTAAGTCCTAGGGATGTGCGCCATCCCCTAAGGTCATAGACCATATTAAAATTCNCCGCAAAAAGAAAGGGGGCGAACCCCCTATATTAGTTAATAATCGTCTAGACCTGCGTTATCCATCATTTGATGNTGATTCGNTATAGAGTTNGTCATCATCGCTTGACAATAGTCATGCACCCAATACTTACTAAAGGTTTCCCCTTTGGTGCATTCCCTTAACATAATTATCATGGTCTGCATTTCNTCATAATCGGTAAAGGCTTGATAAAGGGCNGATTCTAGAATGGAAACCCGCCTCTGCANTTCCTCTACTTTGGTCAGTTTTTTAGGTGTTGGTAATTTTTTGGTAGTCATTTGAATTCCCCTGTTTTTAGTAGTTCAGCAATTAAAACCTGTAAATCCAAGCAATTCTCTGCTAAATAGCTAGAGTAGCGCC